TTCAACGTCAACGCCGTATTGGTTCTGGGCGTCAGTTTGTGCTTCAACAGTCCAGCGAGCCGATAGGCGACGGGACTTGGCTTCGACAACCTGCTTCAGCATTTCGAGCTTGACTGCGTTACCGGGAACACCTTCTAGCTGCGCAGTAAGCGCACCAGCAGGAGTCGCAGCAACTTCGTTACCACTGTAAGCAGCGGCAAGGTCACGAACGTGCAATGGAGCAAGCATTTCTTCACCAGCGATTGTTTGAGCGCCAGTAGATGTCGTTCCGTAAACGTAACGCAGAGTCATAATCTGTGCTACTGGACCGTTCGTTAGCGATAACGTTCGGAAGAACGCGTCGAATGATTGGTAGAATGACCTTGTTAAGGGTCGCGATGTTGCCGGTTGAAACGGCGGATGCGGAAGCGTTCTCCATCAGATACTTCTGACGGTTTACGAATTCCTTGCGCGTGTTTTCAAGTACGTGTCCTAGCTGCTTTGCTCTTTTTGGAGCAAGACCGTCGCAGAGCGCGTCCTTGATGCGCAGCCACTTGGAATTACCCTTCTCAGTGATTACGTTTGCCATTATTCTTTTCCTCTCCTGTGAGTATTCGTTCGGAAATATGTACGAGTATTTAGATCGTTATGTTCGGTTACTCGTCTTACACCCCGAAAAATGGTTAAAATTTAAAATTACGGGATGTTATTAATCTAACTGACCCGATAGACGCTTGATTTCGACGATTTCGTCGTCGTCAGCAGTCGTCTTAGACTCTTCGGTCAAAGTACGACCACCTGTTTTAAGTTCGACGACAGTTTCCTCAATCTTTCGAGTGCGGGCTTTAGCCGGACTTCTCTTCGCTTCGTTCAACATTTCAGGTAGCAGCTTCCGGTAGGTTGATGCTAAACGATTTGTTGTAGTCGCTTCGAGAATGTGCTTCATCTTCGTGTGGGTGTTACCACTCAAAGGCTTCAGCATTTTGTTGATTGCTTGAGTCCGAACTATAGACTCTTGAATCTTCTTGGCTTTCCCTTCAGCACTTTGTGTGCGCTGGCGAGATTCCTTAACCAAGCTCCAAGCCTTGTTCTTCACAGAATTGGTTTCAGCTTTCGCTGCCTTCAACTGCTCAGTAATGGCACGGAATTCTTTGCTACTATCGAAAAACTGACGACGGAACGTAGTTGAGAATGCTTCAAACATCTCACGACCGAAGTCTGCCTGACGGGCAGCTTTAATATCTTCACGAAGTTCGTCCAATGTACCTTGAACTTGAACGTTCACGATGTTCTCAAGAACGGCTGCACCCTTTTGACGGAATGCTTCCTTGTCCGCTGCCGCTTGAGCCTTAGACTCAGTGATAGCGTTCAGGTAAGCGCGTCGGTTTACCTTCTCAGATTCGTGTAGTTCTCCAAGTTCACGGGACAGAACGCCCTCAATGACTTTTTCGAGCGCACCGAATCGCTGAGCGACGTAGGTGCGGGCTTGTTCCTTGACAGCAACAACCTTATCGGCGTAACTTTTCTTCATGCCATCGACTTCATCGATGCCAGCTTTAAAGTCTGCTACATGTCCAGAAAGTTCCTGTTCGAGGAACTGCTCCAGAGCGGAATGGATTGCCTTCTTTTCTTGAGCGTAACGCTCAGCCATTTCGGCACGAAGTCCTTTTTCCTGTTCTACTTTCGCTTCACCAAGAACCTTGGTAAACGTAGCAGTCAGTTTTTCCTTCGTAGAATCATCTAGGATATCCAAACCCTCGAAGACGTTCTTTAGAGTGTCTTCTGGCTTCATTATGCTTTTCTCCACTTGTACTGGTCTCTAACGTCTGTCAAAAACCTAGTAATTTTTTGTTCAAAATAACGTTGGGCTGCGGGGTCTGTTCTAACAAACTCCGTCAAATACACGGCTTCTACACCGTGCTTGTTCATCTTTAAACTCTCAGCTAAACTGACGTTTGGGTAAGCACTGTGTGCGCTTGGGTTGGCAACGATGTCTATGGTTACAATGTCAAAATCACTGACATTACCAGAACCATCAATGTTACCCGAACCCCGCGAACTAACGCCTACTTCCATACCAGCTTCGATGGTAGCCCCAACGATTAGACCCAGACCGGCCTTTATGACTTTGATTGTTCCTACACCATTACTACCATTCAATTGCATTTCAGTAATAACGTGTGAAATACGGTCAAAGTTGATGTTCAAACCTTCAGGGTGGTCACACTCACCAGCGACAGGCCCGTGAGCCTTAATCTTCTCGTTGAGTTGGTTAACCGCCCCTTCGATCACAGCTTGTGGGTAAACCCGTCCGTTGTGATTTTCTCGCTCACCTTCCAAGAAGACGCCCTTCAAATAGTAGAATCCACTATTATCAGTCGCAGCTTCCGTCATGAGAGACTTACCGTCTGTCATGATTACTTCGGAAAGATATTGCTTTTCGGCCATTGTCTGTTTCCGTTACCGATTAGTCGTCTTTCTTCTTTTTCAAGAAAGCTGGCTTATCATCGTCGTCATCGTCGTCGTCATCGTCGTCGTCGGAATCCTTATCGTCATCCTTCTTGTCGTCATCGTCGTCGTCATCCTTGTCGCCTTTCTTCAAGAAAGCTGGCTTTTCGCCTTTGCCTTCCATTCGCATAGATTGACGACCCATGCCTTCAGCTTCGATTTCTTCTTCGTCACCCAAACCGATTTCGTCACCGATGTCTCCACCCATGCCGTCATCCATTTCAGGTTCCATACCCATGCCGTCGTCGCCCATTGCTAGGTCGCCGCCCATTTCTGGATCGTCAAGGTCGAGGTCGAAATCAAATCCGCCCATGTCATCCATGCCGTCACCCATTTCTGGATCACCCATGCCGTCCATGCCGCCCATGTCGTCCATGCCGTCATCAGCCATAGGATCACCCATGCCATCATCACTGCCAACTGGGTCGCCCATTTCGTCGCCTTCGTCGCCCATTCCCATGGATAGTGCGTCGTAATTTTCGTCGCCATCTTCGATGTCGCCTTCACCTTCCATACCCATACCGCCACCGCCGATATTTCCAGCGCTCATTCCGCCAGTCATTTCGTCAAAAGGCATATCAGGTCCGCGAGGAACTGAAGTGTTTTGATGGTTGTCGAGTTGATCCATGTTTTCGAAGATATCGTCGAGGTTCAAGTCATCAGTAGACAAGAGTTCGGAAATACTTCCAGCGGATTCAAGTGCAGGTGCAGCGTCGAGACCAAGACCGGCATCAGGTGCAGCAGCAGGTGCAGCAGCAGCATCATCTTCGGGCGAAGCCATTTGTGAAATCGCGCCGGACATGCTTGATGGGTCTGTGTTCATTTCTTCGAATCGAATCTCTTCAGCTACACTGGAGAGCGATTCTTCTGCGGCTTCGAGTTGGTCCCACAGTTCGCGGGCTTTCTCTAGTACTAGGGTGTGCAGGGATTCTTGTGCTTTCTTTGAAGCTGCCTCGTTGGTGACAACGAGCTTTCCGCTCTTGCTGTCCAACGTGTAGCCCTCAAAGATGGCATCCAAAACCTCTGTCATCATCTTGTTGTATCGGGACATCTTTAATTTCCTCTTGTCGTTGACATAAACGCGGTATACCGTTCATTTATTTAACAGAGGACGTAGGTAAACATGGCAGAAAGCCATGATTTTGGTAATTTTTTTATCCGTTGACGATGTTTGTCATCGATTTGTAACCCGTATTAAATTTTTAATGGATTAGAAACCGAGACCTCCACCGCCGAGACCCCCACCTCCGAGACCCCCTTCATCATCAGCAGGTGTTACATACACCTTTTGAATCATTTTCATCCTCTTAGAATTTTCGACACGGCGAGACATATGAGACTTTCTTACTTTTTGTAGCATTGCAAGCGTTACCGTCTGCCCACCGTTGTTTATGAAGTCTTCATGACCGGTCATGTTTGCGCCCACAGGATGCAATTGATCATCCGGTGATTCGGAACGTCCAAATTCATCCGACGCTTCTGGTGCGACCTTAAGATCGGCAGCAGTAATCGGCGCTTCTGATATTAGTTCACGGAATTTCACTTCTTCTGCCTCCCCAAAGCCTCCGCCGCCACCGACGCCGCCAGTCATAGCCATGCCACCACCAGCAGAATCCATGCCGGTTCCACCGATGTCACCACCCATGTCACCACCCATGTCGCCGAAGTTAGCACCACCCGGTCCAAGACCAAGGGAGTCGCCACCCATGGGAGGCATGCCACCCATACCGCCACCGATACCACCATCCATACCTTCTAGGTCCATGGCTTCCTTCGGATCAAAGCGTTCTTCGAGAATCATTCGTTCGTTTCGAGCGATTTCATCTGGTGTCCAGTTCATGTATTTCTCAAGTGCGAAGCGACGGCTGACGTAAGGCTCGTCTTTTACGGATGCCCAAATCTGGATATTGTCTTGGTCTCTGGCGTTATTTTTATAGTCCTCGTAGTTCGTGGGCATGTTGAAGTTCATATCGAAATCGGAACCCAATATGTTCACATCGCGAACCTTACAATACATTTTAAATTCGAAGTCAAACGAGTCATCGAGATTCTTCTGGATACGCGAACAGCGTTCGGAGAAATTAATTTCCTCTTGGTACGCAGCACCCGCACGCCCGTCTTGGAATACTGAACCACCTTCTTCGGGACCAAGCAACCATGAGTGCGGCACCTGTAGTGCTCTCATCATCTTCTTGGTGAAGTATTGTAGGTCAGGCAATTCATTCCATGGCTGTCCCTCAAGAGTTTCTACCTTGGAGCCACGCTGGTCAAAAGACACAGGAATGTAAATGTCTTCCAACTGGGAAATAGGATTATAAACTGAGTCCACGCCACGCTGGTCCTGTCCAATGATTTGTGGAACGCGCTTCTGATTCAGTTCGTTTTTGAAATTGTTTACCACCCATGAGGAACGGTCGGGGCGCATCTTACCAGTATCGATATACCATACCGTGCGCGAGGGTGCGCGTTGTACGCGATGGATAAGAGCGGCGTCTTCAAGTAGCTCGCGCTGCTTGAATGTTTTGCTGGCATCTTCGAGGATAGACTCACCGAAAGGCCAACGATTGTTGTACCGGTCGGATGGGTCATCACGATTGTTGTACCGGTCGGATGGGTCATCATCACCAGTCGCTCCCGAGAACTTACCTTCGGATAACGTTAAGTGCATGATATGACTAGCAGGTATTACCTTAGTATTACGCATACCGGACGATAGGCTCAGGCTCTTGATAGAATCTTGGAGACCTCGATTGTCAACAGCAAGTTCGATGTTGTCAACGTTAAATTTGAAGTTACGAACGATCCATGCAACAACCTCGACG